CTCTTGTAATAATACTTTCGTGATTCCGCTGGAGTCACTAAGTGACCTCGTTGGGAACATAAGTGACTTGCTTGGAATCATAAGTGACTCGCTTGGGGTTATTAGTATTTTGCGTATTTCAAACAGCCCAAACGCTTTGTTTTAGACGCAAAGTGTGCGAATATCAGCGAGTTTTGTTTTCAAGCGAAAATTACCGATTGGGGAGCATTAGAACTCGTTCAAAAAACAAGTGTAACGCAAGTGTAACGCATTTCCTCATTGCCCATACAGAACTTTTATATCGTCATGCTCTTTGGGATGGAAAGCTCTCTATCTATTTCTCTTTTTTGTAAGTCCAACAAGGCGTAATTAGTCTTGTTTTGTCTTACCTTGTAATGTTAATTTGTTGGTTGGTTGGCAGATTTTACTTAATAAACATTTGATAAACCTATTTAATCTCCCCACTTTTGCAGTCGGAAAACCTCATGTACGGCTTCTCAATCCTTGATGAAATAATTCTGTTTAATAAATGGATTATCTCTGCTAATCAACGATACAAAGTTACAAAATAATTCGTGATCAGTAAGGCTTTATTACGATTATTTTGAGAACTTCGGGAAGGTTGGCCTTACCCGACATGGCGTTCCTTAGGATCTATGTTAATTCAAAAAAATGGTCTTATGAAACCCATTACGAAGTACACAAAATGGCTCGACACATTTCGTGCCGGAGATGTTGATTGGGGAACTATTTCTCCCGAAAAATATCATTGTTTAAGGAATCTTATTTCACGCTATAATCACTGCCAGGGAACGTTGAAGGGTATATTTCTTCATCACACTTGGAAATATGCAGAAGAAATAGTTGTTGTCGTATGTGAAACTATATCTGATTACAAAACTCACTGCGAAAATGGAGAAAAAGACGAATGGCGTAAGAAAATCCCGCCAACTCTCGATTGACGACGTCAAGAAGCAGATGGTCGTCGACTGTTTAGAACGAGTTATGTCTGTCAATGACTTTGCCAAATTCGTTTCTAAATCACCTGAAGCCATAAGAAAACGTATTCAACGTGGCTTGATTCCAGCTCACAAAGAAGGTCGCAATTGGTATATACTGAAAAGCGAGTATGTGAGTTCGCTTAGAAAGAAGTGATTTGAACTCTCTATCTAATCAACTTATATTACCCTGCCGTGTCGCTGAGACAGCGAGTGGGCAGGGTTTTTAGTTTACTTACAAATCTGATAAGAATGATACCAGACGATATAAAAGACCGCATATTGGAGGCTACGGATTTAGTAGCACTCGTCAGTCAGACGGTGCAGCTGAAGAAAAGTGGTCCTCGCTATGTAGGTTGTTGCCCGTTCCATGCGGAAAAGACGCCCTCGTTCTATGTGTTTCCGCAAACAGGTACATTCAAATGCTTTGGCTGCGGTGAAGGAGGTGATGCCATTGCGTTTCTGATGAAGCGTGATGGGCTTTCTTATGTGGAAGCAGTCAAGCAGTTGGGCAAGCTGTGTGGCATAGAAGTGGCGGAACAGGAGGAAGATCCCGAAATCAAGCAGAAACGCATGCACAAGGAGGCGCTGTTGGTGGCGAACGAACAGGTGGCAAAGTTCTATGTGGAGCAGTTTGCGCTATCTAAAGAAGCGCAAAGCTATGCTTTTGGACGTTGGGGCGAAGAGTATTGCACGCTCAAAGGCATTGGCTATGCTCCGAAGTCGGGCAAAGCTCTCGCAAGCTTGAATATCAAGCGCGAGTTTTTGAGTGAGTTGGGATTGGTGAGTTAAGGCGGCTATGACCAGTACCAAGACCGCGTGGTGATACCTATTCATGACCGATATGGGCATGTGATAGGCTTCACCGCACGATGCTTGGGTGACGAGCAACCCAAGTATAAGAATAGCGCAGATTCGATTTTGTTTCATAAGTCAAGAGTGCTGTTTGGCATGGAGGACGCTTGGCGACAAGCTGCCAAGACGGATAAGATGTTCCTCGTTGAAGGTGCTCCCGATTGCATGCGGTTGCAAAGCATCGGGGTGCTGAACACGGTGGCTGCACTGGGTTCTGCCTGGAATAAGGACCACTTTGCACTGATCAAGAAAAGTGCAAGCAAGGTATGTTTCTTGCCCGATGATGATCCGCCTAAAAGGGGCGAACATTTCGGGCATGGCGTGCAAGTGGTGTTTGAGGCAGGCAAATTGGCTATGGAGTGTGGCTTGTCGGTTTCCATCAAGGAAATACCCGACATAGAGAATGCACACAAGCAGGATCCTGACACGTTCTATCAGAATATGAACGTGTTTAACTCTGTGGAGGAAGTGGATTTTATTTTGTGGCGAGCACAAAAAGCTTTCAAGTTTGCGCAGACCACGGAAGAACAGCGTGTGGTGGTACGCGAAATTGCGTATTTGCTGACATTGATTGACGACCCGACGGGCGTATCAATGTACGTTGATAAGTTGTCTGCCATTTCGGGTAAGAAAACGCTTTGGCGAGAGGCTATCAATGCGGAGAAGAAACGCATCGAGGAGGAAGAGAAACGAGAACGAGGGGAGGCGGTGGACGACCTCTATAAACGCTTTGGCTTTTATGTGGAACAGGGCAAGTATTTCTCTATCACAGAAAAGGGCAATGTCTATGAGTGGTCGAACTTTACGATGGAACCGCTTTTTCATATCAAGGATAATCTCAATCCGAAACGTTTGTACATGCTGACAAACGAACTGCACATGAAGGTGTTGATTGAACTCAACCAAGAGGACTTGGTGAGCATTTCTAAATTTAAGCAGAAAATTGAAGGACAGGGCAACTTTATTTGGAAAGCTACGGAACGTGAGCTTACCAAACTCAAATCGTTTCTCTATGAGAAAACGGAAACGGCTTCGCAAATCAAGCAGATGGGCTGGCAACGTGAGGGCTTTTATGCTTTTGGCAATGGGGTATTCTTCAAGAATAAGTTTTACACGGCTGATGATTATGGCATTGTAAGATTGCCCGATTTGGGCAATTACTACTTGCCTTCTTCATCGAAGATATACAAGGATGATGCCCGGCTTTTCACGTTTGAAAAGCAGTTTGTGCATCTCAACTACTCTTCCGTTACGCTGGAAGAGTTTACCACGCAACTTTTCAAGGTGTTTGGCGATAATGGGCGGATAGGCTTCGCGTTCTATCTCGCCACACTCTTTCGTGATGTGGTCACAAATGCTTCGGCTGAGCATTGGTTCCCGATACTCAATCTCTTTGGTCCGAAAGGTAGTGGTAAGTCGGAGTTGGGACATACCTTGCTTGCATTCTTTACCATTGCTTACAAAGCTCCGAATATCCAAAACTCAACGATCTCTGCCCTCAATGATACTGTGGCAGCTTCGGCAAATGCCTTAGCGCACATTGATGAGTATAAGAATGACCTCGCCCCCAAGGTCATTGAGTTCTTGAAAGGGCTGTGGGACGGCACGGGACGTAGCCGTATGAACATGGATTTGGACAAGAAGAAGGAGGTGACAGCCGTTGATGCTGGCATTATCTTGTCAGGATAAGAGATGCCTACTGCGGATATTGCGCTCTTCTCGCGATTGATTTTCTTGCAGTTTCCGCGTTCCACGTTCACGCAAGAGGAGAAGAAGAATTATATGCGCCTCATGGAGATGCGTTCGGGTGGTTTGACACATCTCACCATCGCTCTCCTCAAATACCGCAAGCGGTTTGAGGAGCGTTTTACGGGTACGCTCAAAGAGGTACGCAAACAGGTAAGTGTTGCTTTGCAAGGCAAACAATGCGAGGATCGCATTGTAAATAACTGGTGTGTGCCGTTGGCTGCATTGCGTGTACTGCAAGATGCAGTTCCCACGCTGGCTTACGATGACCTTTTCAAGATTGTCATCGAAGGTATTCTCAAACAGAATGCGGAGTGTAAGACGAATGGCGAGCTGGGCAGTTTTTGGAATGTGGTGCAGTATCTCGCGAGTGAGGGTATCATCAATGATACGGGCGATTTTGTCATTCGCTACCTCACCAAACTCAAAACGGATATAGTAGATACTTCCTGGTTGGACAAACGGGCGGTGTTGTACATGCAGACTTCACGTATCTTCAACCTTTATCGCAAGGAGGGACGCAAGACGGACGAGAAGACCTTGCCCACTGATGCACTCAAATACTACCTTGCCAACAGTGCTGCTTATCTCGGTCAGAAGGTGGTGCGCTTTATTGTGTTCCGCAATGGCTACCCTGTGTTGGACTCTGCCAAACAGGACAAGCATGGCAACCCGGCTAAACTCTCTCAATCGGCACGCAGCTATTGCTTTGACTACCAGAAGTTGGTAGACCAGTTCGGCATCAATCTGATTACAGGTGATTCGGACGATGAAGAGGAATAGTCAGCGGAATTTTTCGTTTATTACAAAAGGCACGGGGCTTTCACCAAGCTTCCGTGTTTTTTTGTGTTTTAGAGGTACATGACCATCGCAAAAGGTGCAGCCCGTCCTAATCCCATGCACAGCGTGCGTAATCGAAGGAGAGAATGCCCGTCATGCTATCCAATCGTAGCACGGAACAATGGTGTCGGCAAAATCCTCCTCCGTCTCAAATTTTCCTTTATGCGTGGCGAGGGCGAAAAATCGCTGTAACATTTGTAACATTTGTAACACTCTCATTTTCAAACATCTAACAGTATTCTTTTCTTGTAATCGAATGTAATTTCTTGTAACATTTCTCTCAATACCATGCTTTGGGGAAGCCTTTTCATCTTAAAGGCGGTGGCGGGAACCTCTTCATCATCATGCAGCAGGGCGGTTTTATGAACTCCTCGCAACTGTCGAAAACGTACATATCCTTATCGCCAATCTCCCATGTCAAGGTTGTACTTCTTGTTCGTGCCTTTTATGGGAGGCTGAACCCACAGGCATTCAACAAGGTAAGGCTGCATTCATGGAGCGCTCTACCGAACCTAACTTTAATGTTTGAGCTTCTGTGGTGTCGTGTCCATTTTTTGATTTGAATGTTTACCCGTGACGGCCTACGGGCGGAGAGATTTTTCCTGATGCAAAGGTAATGCGAGCGTGAACGGACAAGTACCGCGTTGCTATGGCTGCACAAAAAATCCGACAACTTTCCTTCTTTTTTCTCGTGCCTCACAAAAAGGAGGTATTTCAGATTTTTTCTTTGCCATTACTTGCTCCTGTGTTCACTTCCTCTCGCATTCTTTTCGCATCGTAAAAAGTCCTCACCCGGAGGACATCACTTAAAGTTTCACATTCAAATTTTATCAAGAAATGGACACTACAAACACCACATCAGCTCTTCAAACATTAAAGTTAGGCTCAGCAGAGCGCGAAGAAAAATTGCAGCCTTACCTCGTTGAACACCTATGGGATCAGCCTGCTGTTTATTGCGGCACGTACAAGAAGTACAACAATGGCTCATTGGATGGGGCTTGGCTGGATCTGGAAGCATTCGACAGCTACGAGGAGTTCCTTGAAATATGTGCCCTGCTGCACGATGACGAAGAGGATCCCGAGTTCATGTTTCAAGATTATCAAGGCTTCCCCCGAGAATGGTATTGCGAGAGCTGCCCAGGGGAAGATACATTCAACAAGATTTTAAAATACTGCCAGCTGTCTGAAGATGACCGCGAGGCTTACGAAGCTTACTACGAATGCACTGGTGATGATTCTTTCGCCCACGCCAAGGAGCGCTACGTGGGAAAATTTGATTCGGAGGAAGCTTTTGCCGATTATATCATCAGTGAGTGCTACGATTTGGATAGTATGATGGGGGATCTCTCCTTCTACTTCGATTACGAAGGCTATGCAAGGTATTTGTTCTCGTCGAGCTACACCTTCTGCGATGGTCATGTCTTCAACAATTACTAAAAACACGAGAGCGGGGTGAAAGCCCCGTTCCTTTTGGAACCCTACTAATGGGTAAAATGTGTTTATATGTCTGTCTACTAAAAATACTTATAGAGGGCAGATGGGACTTTTATTTCGTTGGGCTTCTTTGTATCTTTGTATCGCTTTCCAACAAAACTTTTGTACTTCATGAGTGACTATCTTGTCTACATAAAAATGCCATCGTATTTGCGCCAATGGTTCGTTCACCGTCACAGCGGTTCCGAGCCAGTGGTGCTCAGGCAAGGTAGCATAGAGTCTAAGTTGATAAAGTTGGCACAAAGCCGCCAGCCCGACGACTTCTTTCCTCCGCTTCAAAAGGAGGACGAGGTGGCTATTTGCATTCCTTACTCCAAGGCACGCGACCCACGTACCTACAACTATATCTCTCCCACGGGCAAGAAGGCATTACTTGATAACATCAAGAATGCTTTTGCCGTGGATTGCTGGAATTTCCTGCATGATTTTGGGCATATCGGTCAGCAACAAAAGGAACTGATCTATTTGTATATGGAGCAACGGGGTATCAAGGAGGACGGCACTTGTTGGGACAGCATTGCGAAGGCTTATCAGCGACTTCGCAAGAACTACCTCTCAAACGAGAGTAGAAAAAGAACCCGACAACAGCAAACTGAAAAGTCACAAGCAGAAAGCCAAGAGTTTGTAGAACATAATTGTTAATACCGAAGTTAGACATGAACAGATTGCCGGGTATCAGCCATATTGCATACGTATCGGCTGAAGCTCTCACACCGCACATCACCTTGCAGGCGATAGCGAAGGTGCCAGTGGGCATCTTTGCCCGGCTTTCTTTTGTTCCGTTCAACAAGCGCACTGCGCTTTGTGAAACGGAAACGGAGTTTGACAATAACAGCACGCTCGAAACGGCTACGCTGACTTTCTATTCTCCCGAAAACTTGCCATCGGGCAATCTTTGCTTTGTGGTGACAAGTGTGAATGGGGAGCGATATCTCATCGGAACAAGGGAGGCACCTTTCCCTTTTGTTAAAAAGGAACAAACCACAGGGCTGCCTGATGGTGACGCCAATACCGCAAAATACACGGTTCCCTACTCAAATCGGGTGGCTTTGATACCGATTTCGAGCTAAAATCCCTCGATTTTGTAACTTTTTGGGGGTGTTTGTAACAGCGAGTAACTTTTTAGCGTTTTCAGAACGTCTGATAATCAAGTGATTGAGAAAAAGTTACAGATGTTACAAATGTTACAACGAAAATGGTCTCGCGCGAGCGCGAAACAAAAATTTCTCTGACGCAACATTTTCATAAATTTATACTTTTGAACGATGGGCAGGTGCAGCCGTGAGGTTCCACCTGTCTTTTTTGCTTTTTATATGTGCGCATATCTTTGCCATAAATAACACACGCGATTATGGCAAAGAACAAATACCAACTTCATTTGAAAGGCTATGTGGGCAGCTGGGACTTTGATGCTGACTATGTGGACTATATTCTGGGCAAGAACCCTGACAAGGAGGTGGCGGTGCTGATTGACAGTCCAGGCGGACAGCTCAACACGGCATTGAGTATCTCTTCTGCTTTCAAGCGGCATGGCAATGTCCATGCGCACTTTGTGGGCATGAACGCGAGTGCTGCCACCATCGCCTCGATGGGTGCCAAGCACATCACCATGGACAAGTCTGCCATGTATCTTGTGCATCAATGTGCGCTTCCATTTTTTGAGTATGGCAATCTCAATGCCACGGGCATGAGCCAGCTCATTGAAAGTCTCGGCAAAGCCAAGACGGATTTGGAAAAGATGGACGCAAATGTGGCTACAATGTATGCCACACGCTGCAAGAAAGAACCAAAGGCTTTGCTTGACCTCATGAAGGTGGGCGGCTGGCTTACCGCACAAGAGGCACTGGATTGGGGCTTTGTAGATGAGCTGACAGAGTTCGAGGACGAAACAGCTCCTGTACTCACGGCTTCTCTCGCTGCCGATTTTCAGGCGAATGGCATTCCGCTACCGAACGTCCCTAAGAGTAAGTCGGAAGAAACGTTCTTCCAAAAGATGGCGCAAGCGCTTGCTGCCGTTTTCAAACCAACACAAGTAAACAATCAACATACCCCGAAACCTATGAACAAGGTCTACAAAAACATTTGCAAGTTTCTTGCTTGCGAGCACTTTTCCGTAGAAGAAGGAAAGGTGACGCTCACCGAGGAACAGATGGATAACATCGAATGCTCCTTGCAAGCCAACCACGATATGATAGCGGAGCTATCTATCAAGGTGAAGAATGCAGAGGACGAGAACAAAAAACTCACCGAGACGAACAAGTCGCTCGATGAAGCGAACAAGACGCTCGAAGCGAAAGTGGCCAACCTCCCTGCTGCATCAACCACCGCTATTGTAGATGACAAGAAGCATGAGGACCACGAACCCACAGCTTACGAACAGTTCATCAATGCTGGCGAAACGGCACGCAAACTCTATGACAGTTTACCCTAGTAATCTTATAACCTCATAACCTTAAAACTCCAAACTAACATTATAACCTCATAACCCCAAAACTTAAAACTCATTCCCATGGCTGGAAAATTCTCTTTCACCCTACAAGAATATAAGGACGCGGCACGCAAGTACCGCTCCGACTTTCTGCGCTTGCCGATTATCGGCTGCGAGGAAACGCTTAAATTCATGACTGGTCGCCCTGGTATTCGCTACAAGGAAAGTGTAGGCACGCTCACCGCTGGGGCGCAGTTCGCTCCTTACAAGCCCTCTCGCAAGACAGATGCCAACTTGAAGTTGGACTACCGCACCTTGGAAACGTTCTTCGGTTCGGTAGTGGCTAACTTTGAACCTAACTCTGCCATCTCAACCTTGCTTGGCACAGGTGCCACCAAGGGAGACGGACAGAAGTCTACGCCCACAGCTCGCGAGGTGCTGGGCTTGATTGCGAAGTCGCTCTCTGAAAACCTGAACATGGCGATTTGGAAAGGCACACGCAATGCGGACGGTGATACCACAATGGACCTTTTCGATGGTTTTGACACCATCACGCAAAAGGAAGTCACTGCGGGTACGATTGCTGCGGAACATGGCAATTATCTGAAACTGGACAAGGCGATCACGGAAGCCAACGCGGTTGATGTGGCAAAAAAGATTCTCTTTTCGCTCGATCCGCGTTTGCGCTCACAGGAACTTTTCCTGTATTGCTCGCAGGAGTTTGTAGATATGTATAACGAGGCGTATCTTCTCACGCACTCGGCTATTCCGTATAACACGAAGTACAACCAACCCACGGTGGAGGGTTCTAATGGCAAACTCACTTTCTGCCCGTTGTGGAACAAATCGGACTCGAAGTTCATGCACGTGTCACCCAAAATCAACATGCTTTATGGTTATGACCAGATGGGCGACATCGAAAGTGTTGATGTGGAACGCTTTGAGCCGTTTGTGCTTTCTTACATTGCTACCATGTTCTTTGGTGTGCAGTTCGAGAGCATTGACAAGCGACGCTTGAAGGTTATTGAGTTGGCTGAACAAGGTTGATAATCAGTGGAGAATGGTGGGCGCGGTGGTAATTTATCTTGATTATCACCTCGCGCTTGCCTGCTATCCAGACTAAATAAATCCAGAAAAATGGCAAAGACTTGCACATCACTTCAAAAGTCGCTCGGCTGGTGCCAAGGCACGCCTGAGCTTCCCGGCGTTCGCCGCCGTATCTATTATACTTCCAAGGGCGACATTGCCCAATGGCCCACACTTCCACGTGACGAGAACGGACGGGTAACTGCTGCCACGTACACGGGCAGTTTTACCCTAAAGGCTGATGCCAAATGGAAGTATATCGACATTCTGCCCGAAAAGTCGCAACTCACCTCTGAGGCACAGGGCGAGTTGCCCAGTCAGACGCAGTTGAACAAACTGACTGCTGTTCACCCTGGGGTGGGCGCAGAGGCGAGTGCCGCTGCTGCTTATCTCAACAACAATGACAATGTGTTCTTGGTGGAGGACATGAAGGGCAAATACCGTGTAGTGGGATCCGAAGCCTGGACAACCAAGACTACGGTGGCACAGGACCTTGGACAGGGTGCCACTGGTACCACAAGCACCACCATTGCGGTAGAAGCTACGGACGAATGTCCTGCGCCTTTCTACGAGGGTACTATCACAACGGAAGAAGGTGACATCGAAGCTGCTTAATCAGTTTGTAGTTTTGAGGTTATAAGGTTATAAAGTTTGTTCTTGGGAACAAAAGGTAATCTTATAACCTCATAACCTTAAAACCCAAAACTTAATATGATTGATTTGGGGGAAATCTTAGAAGAGATCAACGTCCCAGACCTTTCGTGTCCGCTTGCTTTGGAAAGCAAGGACAACAAACTTACCCAAGGCAAGGACATTTTTGCTGAGCAAAAACGTCATGCTTGGGATAAGTCGGTCGAAGCGCGTTGCGACTTTTCCCGTAAAGTCCGCATCACACGAAGGGCTGATGTGTTCTTTATCTCGCTTTGGCAGAAGTCATTCTATGGGCGCACCTTGACGGACATCAAGGGTGATGACCGTATGGTGGACTTCTTTGCGGAGAATGTGGCTCCGCTCATTGCCGACATTTTGGGCAATGAACTAAAGCATGGTAATTGGTGTATTGTCACCACGCCCAAGCGTAGGCACTTGGTCAAGAACTTTGCCACGCGAATAAGTGAAAAGATAGCAGCTCTGCTATCCATTCCCTTTTACGAAGATGTGGCGCATTGCCATAGCAAAAAGCGTATTGGGGCAGTATTCTCGCTCAACGTGTTGCCACGTGAGCAGAACTGCATCGTGTTCGATGATTTTGTGACAACTGGCTCTACATTGAAAGCAATGAAGAACTTGCTCATGGAGAACCATAAGAATTGTGTGTTCTTCACGGGCATCAACAATAAGTTGTGAAGCTGACTTTATAACCTCATAACCTCCAAACTTAAAACTATATCTCTTATGGACAAAGAATTTACCAATAAATTACAAACATGGCTCTCCCTGCCTCGCGAGGATCGCGATTGGGACGAGGGTGCATTGATGCTCCTGCAACTGACAGGAAACAAAATCATGTATCGCAACCTCAGTGTGAACCCTGAGGGCAAGGCTAACTTCATTGAAGGCAAACTCCAACAATACTTGGAGTTCCGTTTGGCAGAACTGACGCATGAACAAGTCAAGGAAATGCAGCACGCTGTCGAGGAGATAGTAAAAGAGCATACCGAGTTCAAGAGTGATGACAATGAGGCAAAGAACTTCAAAGCTGGTAAGCGAGCTGACCATGACACGCTGCCCGAAGAAATCCAGGCACTCTATGTCGAGAACCTTGATTTGGTGCATCGTATGCGTGAACTTCATTTGAAACTCCGCACGATGAGCACAACGGACTCCACTTGTGCGGACTCCGACCGCTATCCTTTCCTCAAAGAATTTATCAAATTGGATAAAAAGCTGCACGACAATTGGAACGTTTATGACCATTTCGTGACAAAGGCAGAAACGGCAGACAGTGCAGAAGAGGTAGAAGCGAAACCTAAAGCGAAGAAAAGCAAGAAGGCATGAAACGCTCGGCATCGATCTCTGACTATTTGAAACCATTGGCAGATACGCCCAACCAAGCCTATCTGACCAATGCTTTGCAGGTGGCAGATGTCTTGGAGTGGATATTGCAGCAGGTGGGCAAGGCTAAGGTATGGCAAACTTCGTTTTCCATTTCGGAAGAGTTCTTGCGTAGACTTTTCTTTATCGAAAAGGGAGGCAAGGTGTTGGAGTTCAACTTGGTGCTGAATCACAAGGCTACAAACAAGACCTTGAAACTCTGGTCGTTCATCTGCCAAGTGATGAAACGTACCTATCTCGCGGATAACCACTCGAAGATCTTGCTGGTGGAGAGTGAAGCAGGTGACACCATTTCGGTAGTCACCTCGCAGAACTTGACCCGAGGCAACCGCCACGAGTCTACGTTTATCTCTACCGACAAGGCTATCTTCGCTGCCTTGCACGGACAGGTGACGGACTTGATACGAAACCATTCTGTGCCGCTGAATGACTTGTTTGCACAGAGGCTCACGCAGAACGGAGCGAATGATTAACCGCTCTCCCGTTACTGAAAATCCTACCTCCCGTAACAGATTTTTCTATCCCCTATAACAGAAAAAGCTATTCCTATGGACTACACCGAAGAACAACTTACCCAAATCGAACAATACGCTTCCATCTATCTCAAAATCTCTGATATGGCGGTCATTCTCGGCATATCGGCAACCCAGCTTCGCGAGGATATTGCTGACAAGAGCACGGAGGTATCAAGGCGATACCACCGTGGCAAGGCGGCTTCACGTGTGAAACTGCTGCACCAGGAGATGCAGCTGGCTTATGTGGGCAGTCCGCTGGCTCTCGAGAACACCCGAAACAATTTGTTGGACATGGAAGATGATGAATAACTATGAGTTTGCCGAATATTGTAGAGGCGGCTAAAGCCGACCTCTATACTGCCAAAGAGGAACTTTTGCAGAAATATGCGCAATCGCAGGTGGAGCACCTGCTTCGATTGCGCGATATGGTCACTTGGTCTATTGCCAATCCTGATGCCAAGGACCGCCAGTTTGTGGACGAGGAGCGAACCCGTTACGGGTTGTCGCTTGTTACTGCATATGCGGACTTGAAAATCGTGAAAGCCATTCTGCCCAATATGGGCGAGGCTTCACGTGATTTTCATCGATGGCGCTACAACGAGATGATCCTTGAAACGTACCAGATGGCGAAGAAACGCAAGGACACAAAGACGATGGAGAAGGCGGCTACTTCGTATGCGAAGTTTAACCGCATTGATATTGAGGATGAACAATCTGTGCCGTACCACATGATTGTGGTGCAACCTTTCTTCCCCACCACCGACCCGCGTGTGGTGGGCATCAATCCTGTGCCGAACATTGATGAGCGTATTCGCAAGCTCACACGTGAACTCTCGGACTCGCACCCTGATACGGAGAATGTGGAATATGAAGAGGCTGATTTGCCGCTCGATGAAATCTTTAAGGAGGAAGATGATGGACAAGGAGAAGAATAGTGTTGATACGTCATTATGGGACGAAGAAAGCAAGGTACACGCCAACCGCGTGTACTTCAACAAACCGCAGCTTTTGACACAATATATCGGTGCCAAAACCACCGTGATTGTGGCTGGACGACGCACGGGCAAGACGGATTCTATCGCCTCGCCTTTTGTGCTGCGCAATATGCAACGTATGCCGGGGAGTACTGGGGGGATTGTGGTGCCTACTTTTAAGCATGGATTGACCAATACGCTTCCCGGTCTGTTTGCTGCTTGGAAACGGTGGGGCTACATCAAAGGGGTGCATTATGTGGTGGGACGCAAACCACCGCGCTCTTTCTCTAAGCCTATTACGGAACCTGCGGATTATGAGCATGTGGTGACTTTCTATAATGGCTCTGTCGCCATTATCATCAGCCAAGACCGCCCTGGCTCATCGAACTCGCTGACGCTTTCTTGGCTCCTCATTGATGAAGCGAAGTTTATTGATTATGATAAGCTCAAAGATGAAACGCTGCCTGCCAATGGTGGTATTCGCTCTTACTTCGGGCATCACTCGTTTAACCATTCGATGATGGTTTTGAGTGATATGCCACAAACCACAAAAGGCTCGTGGTTCCTGCACTATGAGCAGAAGATGGATAAGGAGTTGATTGATACCATCAAAGGAACCATCTATAAGATTTGGCAAACCAAACAGCGCATTGCTGATTTGAAAGCGGCACATCAAGCTGTGCCTACTTACTTGCCGAGTTATCTGAAATGGCTCGACCAATCTCTGAACAAAATGCGCAGTGTGGCAGTCTATTACAAAGAATACTCCACCCTCGAGAACTTGCAGTTGCTCGGGGAGGAGTATATCCGTCAATTGAAGCGCGACCTTACACCCAAGGCGTTTCAAACGTCTATTCTCTGTCAGAAGATTGGTATCTCGCACGATGGCTTTTACTCTTCTATGCAGGAGTGGCACAAGTATGATGCTTCGGATTTTGGCTACCTCGACTCGCTCGGTTATGACCGCATTATCGAAGAAGCGCAGCAGGAGCGGTATTCCATACGCTCGCTGAGCAACTTTTCCTCGCTTCACTCGTCCTTGGATTGTCGCACTGATGCGGACCTCGACCCGATGGCTCCGCTTTGTATTGGCATGGACTACAATGCCAATATCAATTGGATTGTGTGCGGTCAGCCTCGTGGCAACCGCCTAAATGTGCTCAAATCTTTCTACGTAAAGTTTGAGCGCAAAATCCCTGCGCTTATTGCAGACTTCTGCACCTACTATGCGCCCCATGCCAATCACAGTGTCATCTATTACTATGATGCTACCGCTCTTGGCTCTAACTATGCCGTGAACGACCAAGACTTTCACTGGGTAGTGGAGCATGAGTTTGAACGCCACGGCTGGAGTGTGCAAGATGTGTATCTTGGCAACCCTATGCGCCATGATGAAAAGTACTTGCTCATCAATCAAGGATTTTCAGGCAAGCAACGCTTGATGCCTTACTTCAACCGCCAAAACAATGACGATCTTATTCTTGCCATACAAAGTGCTGGCGTGGAACGCGGTCGTAATGGCTTCCGCAAGAATAAGTCCACAGAGAAAAATCCCGAGTCAGAGGAGGACTTACTGGAGCATCGCACCGATGGCACAGATGCGTTTGATACGCTGTATATTGGGTGTGAAAAGTTCCCGCAGCATGATTTTTATGGCATTGCGGTGGGTGGTGTGAGATAAATATGTGCTTATATTTTAGAGAATTTTATACGACACGATTTTATTCCATATCGTATCACTATCTCGTTTTGGACTACCTGTTGCATTAAGCAAACCTTATAAAAGTAGTTGTTTAAGGATGGAAAGCAAGAAAAGTACGGAACATGGGAAAAATCCTGTGTTCTTTGCTGGCATCATATGATGAGGAGCAAAATGGTTTTTCTCTATGTCTTGCTGCTTGCATCAGCAATATTGGCCTATCCCCAAATATCGTTAGATAACCACGTTACCAATGAACGATTATTATTCTGCCTTAACCCAAATGAAGTCAATAATACAGGAAATCTCTGGGTAAACTATCATCCTTGCATACATGATTGATTAAATGTTATAAAAACATACAACATATGTTATTTCTTAATATAAATTCGTATATTTGCATCAATAGAAAGCGTGCGTGCGTACTTCTATTAAAAGAACCGCAAGCACACCGACAAACAGACCACCAATGACGTAACAGTCAAACAATATACAAAACAATATAAAGAACTCCCTCGTGGATGTGCAAAAAGGGTTGGTCCCCTGTCGGTACATTCTACTTGGGAGTTTCCTTTTTTTGAGAGATGGATACCACAAATACGTCTGCGACACTTCAAGAAGTATCTTATGATACTACTGTTCTTCCGCATGGGGGGAATCGGATTGCACCAGTTTCGTTGACTTGCGGTTTTAGCACATTCTTCGAAGGCAAATACGTTGTAATAACTGGTGTCGACCAATATTTTGTTAAACATATACACAACTGGCTTCATGCATTTGGTTCTTTGTTTGAGTACAATAAAGATTGTGATGTTGTCGTTATCGTCGGCAAACATGCCTTAGATTACAGATTAAAGAGGTTACAAAAGCAATACCCTAATGCCACATATATCGAATTCAACCGTGAGTTGAGTGATTTTGTGAACTGCAAATACGAATCTGCAATAACGGTCCACAAGAGTAGAAAAACCATTTCTTCAAAGACCTCAACCGAAACAGCACCAGAAGAGAAATCCACCACCAGCAATCTCGTAAAGAAGATTATTGTGGGAATTTTGGCTGTTGCAATTACTATAGCAATAATATACTTCGGACTGGGTATTTTCATTTTACTAATGATATTTCTTCCAGGAGTAGCCAAGTCTTTGTTGAAAGGGCTTATTGGATAGTATAATCATCTTTTGGTACCATAAAATTGCTCCAAACGAGAGTTCTGGTACTCAAAAGGTTGGACAACTTAAAAAAAATACCGAATTTTGCTTCCATAACAATAAACTTGATTCTTCTTTGAAACTTAGTTCGTCAGGACTTGTTATAGTCAAACAGAAATATAATGAGAATACACATTCTTTCCCCATCGGACGCAAGGACTTGATTTTTCTCAAATAAATTCTGTCTGACTATAAGTCTCAAAAAGATTTTAACTTATGTTCTTCCACTTATATAATGGGGGATAAATAACAACATTCATATAAAAATGGAAACAGTTCTCGGTATAATTATACTTATTGCATTTATTCTTTACTTTATTGCTCAAGATTCTAACAAAGAAGGAACAAAAGAAAAATATGGAGAAGCAGTAGGGAAAATGGCGTATATGACGGCAGATAGTATTGCCGGTTTTGCGAATAAGATAACAGAACCAACAGATAAGAAATTGAAAAGGTTGGCAGAAGAAGATCTTGCGGATAGGAATGGAAGATTATATCGTTTTTCCGATTATAATGATAAGAGTTCTCTTCAACAGTTGCTTACTATTGATGAACATTTTAAGAAATCATTGGATATTCTTAAGTTAGATGAAAATAAGTGGAAAAGCATTGCTTGGGATTTATTCTATATAGGTATATTGCGGAAAGAATCAAGAGATTTTTTTGATAAATCTAAGAAGAATAGAGAAACTATGCGTCGACATATGCTTACTGATTGGTCTAAAGACAGCATTCTTAAAGAACGCTCAAATGCATTACAAGATGCGTTTAAGCATTTCGGAATCTCCCCCGAAGAATGGGTAAAATATGGAGATACTGTAATAGAAATGTACAATTTGTGCGAAAAACCTGATATTAGAGAATTTGGCTTTATTAGTGCAATAATGCCGAAGAAAGATAATTCACACTTGCTATAATAACGAAGATGAATCTGATGAAACGATGTGCTATGTTTCTCAAATATATATTGATTTATGGTGTGTAGTATTTGTTTAAGTGCGAAGTCGCTTACTTAAAAAGTACGTAATGGAACTCCATATAAGCCCACCCTTTCGGGCAATCCTTTCTTTCAGCCGCCGTGCGCATTGGCTCTCTTGCTGTGCGCATGGCGGCTTTTTCGTGTGCTTGGGTGTGGAGGAGTGGGAGAGGTGGGCTACATGGGTTGGGTTTAGATGTGTGGCGGTGGCAAGCGCCTTGCTTCGACAATCTCGTGACACAGCAGAAGCATTATCGGAGATGTTCTTGGTAGCCCCGTGCGCTTTGTCGGAAGGCAGAGCGCATAGCCTTGGACTTTTGCAGTATTCGCAGCATTGTCACCGCTGATTGATACGAGCCAGATGTGGGTGGCTTTTGCTCAGATTTTCCCACAGGTAATGAGAATAAGATGGTCGCTTTCTCTCATTTTCTTAGATTTTAAGTGTGTGACGATGTGGATTTGAAGAGGTTGGTTTCGATGAGATGTTCATCATGCTGTCAGCAGATATTTTTGGCGATGGCAGCAGCTTCGGCATAGCTTGCCCCGACAAACATATTCGGCATACCTTCTTCGGTTCTCCATCACCACCTGACAGATGACGTGGGGTCGTCTCCTCTGCTACGATTTCCACTCCATTGACGCACTCGGAATGGGCAGTGTGTGTCATATTTATACTATCGTCCATTTTTTACAAGGGGCAGCAAGGTGCTCCCATTATTTTTCCTGTGCAAAGTTGGCATGAAGCGGCTTTGCAGCAAGGGCGCGTTTCTCTTATCACAAAAATTTTTCAGAAAAAGATGTTCGTTCCTCTGCACTTTTTCCAAGCCCGTGAAGGGTGAAAATTTTTTGCGCTATCCCTTGTCCTCCAAGCCTAATGACTTCATGCCCTTAATTGCACGTAAAAATCAAGGGAGCACCCCGATGCCCCTTCTCAAGTAAAAAATCTTCAAAAGTATAAATTATCATGACACACACTGCTGTACATTCCGAGTTCGTTTCAATGGGTTTCAATCGCAAGCGCAGAGTTTCCTTCCCCCACGACATCTATCAGGTGGTGGTTAATGGAGAAGAAGGCGAATATGCCGAATATGAAGTCGAGGTTGACAGCTATGCCGAAGCTACCGCCATGGCTGAAAATCTTGCTGCTGACAGCATGATCAACATCTCTTACATCGAAGTTTACCTCTTCCAATAAATCCACATCGTTCACACACTTAAAATCTTACAAGAAAATGAAAGCTCTCAATCTTATCCTCATCACCAGTGGTAAAATCAGTGAAGCCACAGCCCACATCTGGGTCGTATCAATCAGCGGTGACAATACTTCTCGCGTCTACTGCAAAAGTCCTTACAAGGCTATGCGCTATGCCTTCCTCCTGAAAAAGCGCACGGGGCTGAACATCTCCGATAATTGCCTCTGCCGCGTCAGCCACGAGATAGCACGAAGCAAGGCGCCCGCCACCGCCCCCGAGGGTTCTGCCCCTGCTCCCATGCAGCCCGCCTCTGCCGCTCCTACCACCACACCCAAGCGCACGAGAAAGCCTGCCGCCAAGCGCACTACACGCAAGAGAGCCAATGCCACGGCTTGAAGCTGAAAGAAAGGATCGCCCGAAAGGGCGGTCTTTTCCGTAACCCGAGGTTTGTGCGATATTGCGAGGGTTATAACATTTCCCGAGTTTTATGCAGTATAATTATAATCCACAGGGCTTTAGCTTTACTTCGAGCATTCCCGATATATTCAAGGTGTCTGACTTTCAAGGCAGTTCCGTGTATCTGGCTATCTACATCAACCGCAGCGAAGAACCTGTATTCTCCACCACGCTTTATGCCTATGGGGGAAAGGCGAGTATCTATGATTTGCGCAGCATTATAGAGAACTACATGGAGGCAAAGCAGCTGGTGCATGCCACGTGCAGTTTCCGTATGCAGGTGGACCGCATCGATTATACTTTGGGCGAGTTTACTCTGGTTTACTGTAAACTGCAAATGCTAAGGACGAACTGCGAGCTGTTCCTGCAATCGCATTTTCTTACCACGCACGCGGTTCGCTTGGTGCCGCATGGCTTTCAGCTTGATTTGCAGTACTTTGTTTTCCCAAATGAAACGGGGCAGTGTGCCACGCAGTATGTTATCCAGCGCGATGACAAGGATACGCCCGAAACGCTCACTATCTCTGATACTCCCATTGCAGCTAAGCAGTTTGATTTTTGTTACGAGGACATCAACGAAGAGGAACTATTGGGTTATTTGCCCCAAGGGGTAAGTGGCAAACTCTTGTCTGTTACGCTTTTCCGAGGGAAACGTACTTTCACGTTCTTCTTGACCGATGAAGTTCCCACGCTTACGCTGATCTTTCAGAATGAGTTCAATGTGAATGATACCTTGTATCTCACCGCCCAAACCAAGCGCAAGGTTTCTTTTGACCGCAGCTTTGCCGTATGTTGTGGCCAGTCTTCTGCATACGATGACAACACGGAGATTGAATACGAGAGCGAGACGTCCTCGCTTTCCTATTCCTTTGCCCGTCATCTTACACAGGCTTTGCAGTCTCACAAACTCTACTTGATTTCTCCCGAACTCCCTGTGGGCAGTTCCATTCTTATTACTGACATCGAAAGTGAACTTTCTGATGCCACTAATGCGAACAATCATGTGAAGTTCAAGTGGAAACCGCTTCGCAAGCAGGTGCCTTTCACCGTTCCTCGCTTACATAATATCTTCAACCAAGTTTACAACAACACTTTTGACTAATGCCCCACGCTATCCACATCACTACGCTCAAACGTATGCTCCAATCTCCCGAACCAGTAGATCTCAAACTATGGACGCGCTCGGGTGAAATCCAATGCTGGCACCGCTGCATCTCGCTTCGCTATGACTTCTACAAGGGTACTCGTCGTATGAAACTGTTGGATAGCAATGAAATTCGGCTGTTGAGAGATGTGTGCGTGTTTGAAATAAATGGTATGGAGGTGTTTATGTAAGAAATATATTCCAATATTTTGCATTTATAGAATAAATTCATTACCTTTGCAGTATGGAAACAATAAGAGAAATTATCTTCTCTAGAGAGTTTGATGAGTTCTATCATAACTTAGATGAGCGTACACAAGAAAAGTATGATTATGCTTTTGATATGATTCGAACGCAATACATTGTCAATAAGAAATTTGTAAAAAGCTTGGAGAACACAGATTTCTATGAACTTCGTATTTCTATCGGTCATAACGAATACCGCTCAATAATGCTTGCCATAGATCATGACAACTTTATTCAAGCACATCGTGTTCTTGTTCTCAACTCTTTTTTGAAGAAAGATTCTAAGCAATATAAAGCAGAAGTGAGAACTGCTGAGAGTATCTTAATGAAATATATGGAGGAATAGTTATATGTTGAAACTTAATGAAAATAAATTAGCATCATTGCGCAGATTCGATGATGTCCTAAACGAAAAATATGGCAGTGAGAAGAGTGTTGAACGCAAAGAGTTTGATGCCAAAGCTAAAGCATGGTATTATGCAGAATTGCTTAAAGATGAGCGTAAAAAGCAGAATATTACCCAAAAGTCTTTGGCAGAACAAATAGGTAAAAAGCGTGAGTATATATCGGCATTAGAAAAGGGGCAAACTGATATGCAACTTTCTACATTCTTGAAAATTGCTGACGCTCTTGGATTACGTTTTTCTTTAGTATTGGGCTAAAACTATTGGGTAAATGAAATGTTGTATAACCACCATCGAAGATGTGAAGGCTTTTGCCAAATACTTGACAAACGATCTTCATCTCAACTTTCACCCCGACGATGATTTTTCGTTTTACGTAAACTACGAAACGAAAGAACCTACTTTCTCACCCGAAGAGGCAGCAAAGTACAATGCTCTCATGAATGAGTGCTTTGATGTTTGCGAAAAGGCAAATGTTGATGTTTATGACGTCATGGGAGAGTATTTAAGAAATAAGGTTATTGTATAGAACAAGCGCAATTCCTTTGCAATATGTGGTTGCAAAGGAATTGCGCTTGAATTATCTATTGAATTCTTCAATTCTCTTTATCCATCTGTTTTTTTCTTCAAATCCCCATTGAACATGCCAAGCTCTTCCTGATGCGCCATCTAATAGAATAAACTGCCACATGTTTTTTGTTGGATAAAGTTTGAAACAGTTTCCATCGGTTGAGAATTGCGATAAATCAATCCCATTAAGTGTGATGGAAAATTCCTTTTCTCCTTCTAAACTCCATTGGACCTGATAAATTTTCCCAGTTTTCTTATCCAACTTTAGAAAATTGAATGAATTCTGTGTAGGATATAATTCAAACCTTTGCGATTGCTCAGAATCGTCCAATATATTGGAGAATCCTTGCACTGCTGTCAAAGACATCAGCAAGCATAAAAATATTCGTTTCATTTTTTACGATTTTAATTTCTCCAACGCACAATACTGCACATTGTAGTCATTGTTAAACTTCATTGTACCTGCTATTTTCGGTAGATTGGCCGAATGAATTTGCGATAAATCGAACTTCGTTGCCATGTCTAAATCCATCACTAGGTAAAGCAAAGCTTCCTTGGTGTTAGGTAATTTCTTGTATTCGCTCTCGCTCATCACAAATTGCACACGACAATCACCATTGATAGCATAAAGGTGTTGATTATTTTGGTTGTCGTATGTGTGGAATAGCACGTAACCAAGCTCCGTGATTTTTTCCATCACTCGCTGGCCTGCTGCATCTTGCAGTAGGGGAATCGCTATACGCCCATCGTTCAATTCCATAGCATTGTTGCTCAACTCCCATCGTATAGCCAACACGCCATTCTTTCCTTGTTCGGAATGAGGCGCAAAACCTTTGGCTTGCGCTTGTGCCATAACTGGCTCTGGATCATCTCCCAAGCCGCATTCTTCCACATAGAAGCTCTTACGCAGTTCATCAAGTAGTTTCTTGTTGGAATCTTCAAACTCCTTTCCTTTGTCCAAAGCAAGTGATAGAATGGATGATTCTTCAAAAGGAGCATATACTTTGCCTATCACTTCTTTGAAATGATCGCGGATATATACTTTTGTATCTATGCCGGGGTGCGGCTGCATGGCATAGAAACTGAAATCCTCTTGCAACCACGATTGTATAGTCTTTCTGAACTTTTCTCTGATGTCTGTTTTCCATTGGCTTATCTCAGAATAGTTGTTCTTACCATACATGGATAAGACAAAGAGAAAATTTACATCATAGTGGAAGAGTAGCAGTGTGTCACGGTCAAACAGTCGGTTCTTGAATTGAAAGTTCTTCCTGCGTGTTTCATTCTTATCACTCTCTTGTAGACCATCTTCTTTGTAGCTGTAATGCTTATCCAAACGGGCGGAGATGAAGAAATTGGGAATTACATTGTAACCCTCTGTATCATCATCTTTCAAACGAACTATTGAATGGGTCGCATGCTTGTTTCGCTTATTGAAAATATCCAAGTTCCATTGTATCACATTACGGGCATAGGTATATTGCTTGTATATGGAAGTGTCGTCCAACTCTCCACTTAACTTGTAATACTTGCTATCACCAATGTAGTATGTGTTACCCTGGTTCTCTATGAGACTCTTGGCGGTATACAGGTGATCTACAATCTTACCATCACGTTGCTCTTTGTTCATTCCATCAGGCAATGGATTGTCACCAATCAGCGCATCAATGATGGCTTCAAACACGATATTGAAGTTCTTTACTAATAGGAAATCGCGTTTGTTGGTATTCACATAGATTTGACGTGTTTGGTCAAAGAAAGCATAGCACAACTCCCAAAGCTGCAAAGCTTTGTCCGAAAAGTACTTGTACTTGATTTGCTGTAAACGTCGCACACCAAACTTTTCAAGATAACGTTGAAATTGCTTTCCCTTTATCAATGGGAAGTTTACGTTGATGTTGACAGGGAAACCATAGTTGTCATGCAGGTGTTGTAAGATGCTGAAATAAATTATCAGCAACTCTTCATCGAAGTTGATGCTGCGCTTTTTGTTCACAGGGTTCATGTAAAGTACATTCTGCTTCCCATTCTTTCGCTGTATGATGGCAGTACTTTTGGCAATAGTACGTCCCCAGTTTATCTTGTTGAAGCCCGAATGTAGGTTCTTTAAGATAAACATGAAGAAGTGCTGATTTTCTTTGTTGAACTGAATAAGAGCCAATAGTATGTCCAAGAACGTGTCGCTTTGCTTTCGCTTGCCTTTACCGACCTGTGCCACCTGCTCTTCGTAAACTATGGAAGTGTCATTGCCAACACCATTCTTGTATACCACGATGGCGCGATATATCCAAACAGAAAGAGTATAAAGCAAACGTTCTTCATCACGTGCTTTCGACTCCTCGCTGTCCCAAAAGGTTACGTTCTCCTTAAAGTTTATGATGTCCTGTGGCTCATACTTACCAAATACTTTGTTGTCCTTATCAAGCAAAACTTTGGGAAGAATAAAGACACAATCGCCTTATGTGGGATTATAATAATATCCCACATAAGGCATGTAAACACTTTTCTCGACATCACCCCACACGTTATCTAATGGGACGAGGTCTTTTACATCTTGATATCGGTATGGATAGCCTTCTATCAGTATGCGCATAGCTTATGACATTTGAGCGTATTTGAGGAATACTTCTCTCATTCGCAGTAAGCGGTCAATAAAGAAATCAAAAACATCTGTCCATTTCTCTTTATTGTCAAAGTCTATATTGGGCAATATTTCTTCAATGACGCTAGCTTTTTTATCAGGATTCTCTCGCCATTCGTAGGTGACTCCCATTTCTTTCTCAATTTCCGCTTTATGCGCAAATAGGTTGTGGTACGTTTCCGTAGTCTCATCAAAGTAAACTTCTACTTTAGCCTGTTTCTTTTGACGCAACTGCAAAGCACAAAGGCAGAAATCAACATTTGGGATAGTGAAGCTTTTCCAATGATCTTTACTTGGGGTCTTAACCCCACTAAAGTATTTAGCAAAGTCTTCACTCTTTCCATTGGCATAATTTAGAAACTGTTCCCAAAACTCATAGCGACTTTTATCGGTTTCACTCCAAGTCGACTTATTGTCTTCATCAAGTTTTTCTTCTTTTGAAGGCAGCTCAGTTTTATCTATTGAATGCACATTCTCCTCGCCCACAATACCTACAATGAACTTTCTGATAGCTGCAACACAAGGTGTGCAATCATCATTGTAGAATGCCTCAAACGTGGGTTCATCTTCTGGGTCGTCTGAAACTTCGAAATACTTTGTTTCTCCGTCCTTGAACACGTCGTTCCAAAGGTAGAACAATACTTTCCCAACAAAACGCTCCTCACTGATAAAGTCCTTATCTTCGTTCGATGGCTTGCAGAAGAAGTAACCTAATTTTTTGTCGTCACTGCTTGTTTCTTTGGCGATGATTTTATTCATCTTTTTGATGAACTCCCACCAACTGCATGCTTCATCACCAAAATGGATAGTCCAATTCTTATGAGCATCACTTATCTTCACAAACTTCCAGTCCCAACGACGTTTGAATGCGCTGTCAATGGGGAAGAGCGACTGATCACTGGTGTTCATCGTAGCCCAAATGTAGAGGTTGTTGGGGAGTAACAACTTCGTACCATTCTTTATTTGCTCTACAATGCCATCGGGATAGTTCTCTGAGAAAACATTGTTGATTTCACTGACATCACCCTCGTTGGGTAATATGTCTTTCAACTCACCACACAAATACTGTTCGATGTCTGCATCTGCATCAATCGGATAACTTGAAAAACCATTGTCCTTACGGTCAAGCAATTGGAATAAGTCGCCAAATATTTGTGCACAGTTTCCTCGATTGATTTCCTCGATAACTAGCACTGTTTCCTTGGGGTAGTTTTTCCATGCCGAAACGTATGCTTTGATGAAAGCTTGCGGAACGAATTTGTAGGCTATGATTTCTTCTTCCTCATGCTTGTTATCGTTGTCCAATACATCATAACGCCTCCTTTTTCCTTGCTTCACCATAGTTGGCTTATAAGCACCAACAAATGAAGCATAATCGCTATCGGGGTGGAATGTGGTGCGCACATGGTTGGTTGTTTTCAATAGCGTGTTGATGCCGTGGGATTTTCCTGTGCCTGGGGCACCATAGGTGATTTGCTGGAGAGAATCTATTAAAGGTAAAGTTCTTCGTTGAGCAAAAGGCAAAACAGATGTCGTATCATGTATCAAATTAGCGGATGGTTCAAGTACCATCTTCGCCATTTTCATTAGCGTAGCAGTATACCCATATTCAAATCTGTCCACATCTGTATGTCCACTAAGTGCACGGCGGGCATCATCAGATGATGCTGTTGGATGCTGACGAAAATAATCTATGTATTCGGCTAATAGCTTTTTAGAAGGTGAGGGCGTACTTTTTAGCCCCAAATTCTAACAAGAGAATAAATACAACAAAAGTGGCGGTGACAAGATTTAGTTCGATTATCTCAGAAAATGCCGTTTGTACACGGCAAAGACTTCATCACCTTTCTCTGTTCTCACAACGTAAGAGTAAAGGAACACATCAATAAATCTTCTGTTCATATTGCAACACCTCCTTTCTTCAAAATTTCGGTTGGAGAGAATTTCGGGATTGCATTAGAACATCACCGCCACTTTATAAACATTCCAAATTACCTAAATGCAATAACACATTTGCATCTGTAATCTTTTCCGCTTCTTCCATTCCCAAGTATAGACGAGTATAGTCGGGAGCGGTGAGTGCTAATCTGTTGCCGATAATTTCTCTTACGGAAAATGGCTTGGTCTTGTCTCCAAGGGTATAGACCCAATCTAATAGATTGATTTTCATATATTTCTGTTTTTATGAATTTGCTATTTTCTTTCGTCCGCAGGTATCGTTACTACCTGCGGACTTTATTGTATATGCAAAAACCATGCCTTCTTTTTATATGAGCGTTAATCGAATAGGTGACTATATACGACAATACCACTAACATATGGTAGCAAAGTATGTAACCTTCGTAATATTACACAATAAATCAAGTATCGGTACGTTATAATAACAACGTTAATAAAGAAAAGCAGTCGTCACGGTGCTTAAATGACAACTGCTTTGATAAGACTCTTTACCTTGCTGCAACAAGGTATGAGTGAGAATTTACGTCAATATGGGTACTTATCATTCTTAGATGAATTTGCCCTGCTATTCATAGGTTGCAAATTGTTCAAATGGTCTGTACCACCAAGTGCTTGGGGTTTGGAATGGTCAACGTTCCAACCCTTTGGACTTGTTTTGCCATAAGATGGTTTATACATTTCATTTCCAAATTTGTCCTTTCTGTACAAATCAGCATTTTTACCCCTTATGATGCTACCTTTTTCCCAAATTTGGTCAAGCCTTTCTTTTGAAAAATTAGACATATTCAAGATATTTAGATTTAACAATGTTCGTTATCCCTTATTCTCAAAAGGTGAGAAATCTATAAGAGCCTTTTCGCATTTTTGACAGCGACAGCCAAAGCACCAATATAATATATGCAAATGTCATGCCAATATGTTTCGTATTTTGTTACACAAATTTAATGCCAACTTGTCAGATGTTTAAGCCTTTTTTGTCGCATCAGAGTTTCTAAAAATAAAAAACATCAAGTTATGAACAACGACATTAAAATAACAATCACTTGTTGTGAAGAGCAAGACACTACCACAGCAATAAACGTATTGGCAGAGCAGAACTATGCTCCAATATTCAAAGAAGTGTTTGTAAGCAGCGAAAAGCCACTGTCACCACGTCTTATCGACAGAAAGATTATCAGCGAAGAAACGATTGGAAAACCAGGCTCAGAACAAATTCTTTCAAGCGTTCTACAAAGTATAAGAGCAGGAATAAAGATAGATGGGAAAGCATTCACACAAAATGAGAATGACTTAAAATCTCTGATAACAGACTTTCCCATAATCGAAAAGTTCCAAAAGATTATTGGTATTGAGTTCGATTGGAGTAAATTTCACAACCGCAGAGAGTTTCGGGAATACTTTAGAAAAACGTTTTTGATATGAATGAAAAGTGGATTAAGGGAACTTTTGCCGAAATGAGGAAAAAAGTTCAACGATTAGGAATAAGTGAAGAACGTATGCGGAAAGACATATACAAAGACAATCCGCAATACAAAATTCCTGATTTTGGTATAGAACGAATAATACAACGCATTTATCACCCCTCATCTTCAGATTTAGAAGAAGAGAAAGAATTTGGGATATAATCACTGCCTAAAATGTCCTTTGCGTGACGAAATTGCGTTTTACCGCATTTCTTACAAGTTATTGCATATATGTTCCGAAGATAGACGAGTTCATGTTTTCCACCCATAGGACACATTTCTTTAGACATATCATTCATAATCATAGTGTTTTATTTGTAAAGGTACATAAAAAGCAGTACCTTTGCAAAGTCTTTCGGGACAAAATCTTAGTGGAAAAAGAAAGTGCCTTACTTCTTGTGAAATCGCCAAATCTCAACAAAGAATATACAAGGCACGGAGCAGCTCATATACGTGGGCTGCCTATCCGTGTTGTATATTCAGGTGTTTGGCGATACCTACAAGAGAAACATGGAAGGCAGCCCACTTTCTTTAACAATAAACATTGTAAATCCTCCAAGCTGGCTGTCTGAGGAGAACTCTTGTAAAATTCGCCATTATGAAGAGATTATTGTTATCCTTAATCGTTACCTTGTGTAGCGTATTCGCTTGGGGACAAGCGTTGTCCGTTGTCGATGTCGGCAACAAGTGTTTAATCAAGAACAACTTTGCTGCAGCAAAGCAAGTTTTCCGTGATAATGCTTTATATCCTGCCATTAGAGAAAATTCTACTGACTATGTTGTAAGTATAGATGAAGACTTGTTCGCATCAATCAAAGCAAATTCTAACAAGACTATCAAGGAGGTAAGTTTTCTTATAGGTAGTTATTATCAAGATAGGCTTGAAAAAGACATGAACAAATTGGGCTACAAATGCCTAAGCAAGAAATTGTCCTATGTTACATTAGGAAATGGCGCAGTTGTACCACAATCTACTTATGGAGTTGGCAACAAGCGTATGCTTATACGTGATATAGGCAATGGTATGTTACAACTGATTTTTAAGCGTCAAGCAACATCAACAACCAGACGTAAATAAGGAAGAACAAGATGAAGAACATATTTATTGTTTTGCTGCTATGCGTATTTTCCATGAACGTATCAGCACAGAAGAGAACTACGACACGGAATAGAGTTAAGCAACCTACAACGCTTGTAACAAAGGCTATGGCTGATAAAATTGCTGATTTTTGTTTATACGAGCAAGGCTATGGTAAAACCGTATTCTTTTCTGCTAATAGTGAGTTCCTTTCGTTTTCGGATTTAGCACAAGGAAAAGGAACACAAGTGCTGCATTCTTTGTCTAAATATCCTAAGTATTCTGAAAACTTCATTGTTGCGGTATATCAGAAATGGGGCATAGATGGTTGGAAACAGCTTGGTTTTACAGTTGATGAGATTGCCAAATCTAAGAAAATCGTTGCTAAAAAGCAACCAAAGTAAAAATTTACGCATATTTAACACTCCGATATACCACACCTTTTTATAGGGTTAAAAGTAAATGCGAGCGTCCTCACGGATTGCTCGCATTCTTTATTCTCATAATTCTTTTGTACCTTTGTATCGCCAAACATAAAGAATTAGAATTATGAGATACGAAAATCTTATGTTAAGTATTATAGCTGATGTTTATATGGAACGCTTAAACTCAGCTATCGAAAAAGTTTATGGAGTTAATGCAGTAGGAGCCGTTTATTCTGAAGATGAGAAGTTAATTCAATACGCAGAAACGTAACGAAATAGCAAGGCAGGATTTAGTTGTTGCTCTTTTTCTGTTCTTTTCTCAGTCTAATACGTTCACGGATAGTCCGAATATCTACAAACGGATTGATTTGTATGAAATCTTCAAGACTATGTTCTGCTTCAAGTATGCTTATGGGAATGTTGCGATGCCGTATCCTCTTCTGTTTCATGATGTAACAAGCTGTTTGTAAGTTATTCTTGTCCCCATGCAATTAGCGAATAAATCACAGAAGGACTCACCCTTAGAAACCTTGCGGTTGTTGAAACGGAAAGAAACCTCATCGCAATATCTTTGCAAGTATTTACGACTGACGTGATTGTACGTACCGCAAACAGCGTCTTTCGTTATATTCCAAAAGCCTTCGATATTGTTTGTATGAACATCACCATTTACATAGTTACCCTTGCCATGAACGACAATTTTATGCGTAAAAGCCTTAGCCTTACCAAACACTCTTTGATAAGCCGAGTATTCGTCAGAGTAGATTGTACTGCCAGCCTTAATCTTGCGTAGCATATTCCCAGTAAGGACTTTCCAGCCTACATTCTTGACAACCTTAACAAATACCTTTCCGTCACGTTGAAGAATGCCAAACACTGGTGCTTTGTCTTTGGTACTGCGACCTTGGCTATTCTTAACTTTCTTGTTTCTGTGGCGGTTCTTATTCTTACCACCGACATACGTTTCATCCACTTCTACAACACCGTCAAACTTTTCGGTAGAATTTTGTACGAATGCTTGTCTTATGCGTTGCAGCATGAACCAGGCGGTTTTCTTACTCACGTCTAAATACACTCTGAGATGCGTTGTATTTATGCCGTTCTTGCTTGATGTCATGAGATAGGCAGCAATGAACCAATCCGTCAATGGAATGTTAGAGCCTTCCATAAACGTACCCTTTCTGATGCTGAAATTCTTTCCTGTGTTTTTACAACGATAATAGCCATCAACCCTTCGATATACCTTTGATGTTGGGTCGTAAGGTGAAGTTGGAACTTTTCCGTCCCAAAGTTTATCTTCTAAGAAGTGGATACAATCCGCCTCCGTCTTAAAAGTCTGAAGAAGTTGCTTCAAAGACTTGAATTCTGAGAAATCAAAAGTTTTCATATAACAAAGTTTTAGTGTGTCTTTTGTCATATAAACTTTGGTGGACAAAATTCTTTGAGGAGTTACGGATGTAGAAACGGAAAAAGAGGAAATAGCAGATGATTGGGAACTACCTAATTCAAAAAGATGTGCTTATACAAAGCTACTACTTGCCAACCATGGGCGGTCAGCTCGTAGTAACTTCTGATGAAGATGTCGATATACTTCACAATTTGGTTTTGTAGCGTTCCCTTTCATCTGTATTTCCTTTTACCAATATGATAACCAGTTTGCATAGCAATTCTTAGGAATTGTGAAAATAATTTGTTTTGTAGTGCTTTAATTGATTGAAAATGCGTACCTTTACTAAAAATAGGAATATAAGAATGATAACAGATTTTACTCATTTCTTGTCATCAATGGGTATTGTATCCAAAGATACAACTGATGAAACAATATCTTTTGAATACAACGGATTGTCATATTTGTTTGTTTCGGACAAAAATGACCCTTATTATATACGCTTAATATTACCAAATATTGAGAACATAAACAATACCAATGAAATTGATGTTTACAAAAATATCAATCAGTATAATAACAAGTTCAAAGCCGTAAAAATGAGTGTTGTAGAAAATTCAATTTGGTTGTCTATTGAGCAATTTTTGTATTCACGAGAGAACTCCAATAACTTGTTTTTTCGACTAATGAAAATACTTGAAACAGTAATTACCGAATATAGAAGTCATCAAAACCCTGCTCAATGAAATCAACACGACATTGTCAAGACCTGATATAACGAATATCCTTAAACAAGAATAATCCGTCAAAGTTTGTATATGTAAATTATGGGGCTAATTTATTCCCCCTCACCTTTTAGAAATGGTGCGAATGCCATAAGATTCCTTACTTGACGTACCACATAACACAAGCGATCTTTATCCACAATTTGAACCTTTCCGTCTGGTGTTTGGTCACCAATCCGCAATATATCGTAATTTTGCATTGTAGTCATTCTATGTTTATATTCTACTTATTAGTATTAAAGCGATATTTTCCACTATGCCTGTAACCAGTGTATTAATTCTGATTGTTTCGTTTTACTTCATCAAGAACAATGCGCATATAAGCCGTTTCCAAACTCCACGCACGACGAGGGGCTCCTATTTTATTGTTGTGCTGGGGCATTAAGGATTCTTCTTTTTGTCCCTTTCGACAAGCACCAAGATACATTTCACCTTCTGACAAAGTATGTGCCTGACCATTCCGTATTTTGGTTATAATCGTGTCATAATCCCTGCGAATTATCAACAAATCCTTCTCAGGAATTCGCCATAACACAGCAAAGATAAAATGTAAGTCGAGTTTTGAAACCTTTGGATTGTGCAGATAAAACATTATCAACATAATAAGACATTTCTGATAGGAATGAGATTCCTCAAAACTTTTGTTCCAGTCTGCCGTATAGTTTATCATACTGCAAACAAGCCTCTCTTTTATCAATAATTCTTTTTTTATGGACTCTTTCAATGGAGTACACTTCAACTCTGCCTTTTCAAAAGCGAAATCTGTTTCTTGACGCGAATTTATACTGTACTTGAAGAATAGTTCTTCTACTAATTGTCCCAAACTGCCTTTGCCTTTATGCTCTTCTGCCTTAGGCGCGAAGTCTCGTAAGCATCTGTTTATCAGATGTTTACTGTAATCAAATATTGATGAAATATCTTTTTCGTTGTATGGTAAACTTCGCATGAATTATTTACTCTTTTGTAAAAAACGAACACCTAAAAGACTCTACTCTATTATTAGAATATCACCAATGTTAACTTTTAGAAGTTTGGAAATTTTTATCAAGCTTTCCACATCTGGTTGACTATTATTTGTACACCATTTAGAAATGGTAGTTTGATCTTTTCCCAATTGTTCAGCTAACCATTTACCTGTTTGCTTCTTTTCTACAAGGAGAAGTTTTAATCTGTTAAAATCTTTATTTGCCATAATCTCAAATTTATTATGCAAAGATACGCAAAATCAAAATAGTAGTTCTATACTACGCGCTATTTATATGCGAAAGATCTAATTGTATGAATATTTTTCATTAATTTATAGAATATTCAAAGGATTTTTCGTACCTTTGTAAGCACACCAAAGCATAGAATTATGGACTACTTCAAGCAACAAGATATTTTCATCGCTAAGAAGAAAGAGAACTATGAAAAGGGTTTGATAAACATCAAATCCCTAACACCATACTTCCGTTGGAAGTTTGATGACAAAGCCAGGAATCCAAGTAAGCGCTAATTTTGGACAATGTATGATGTTCTTCAAGAAGAGTTGGGCAAGTATTACGAAACTTACCCCAAAGGCTACAAGCAGACAACTGATGAACCCATTTGGGGATAGTATGCTGGGATATGGTGACGATAAGTCTATCGTTGCTTATTTAGAAGCAATCAACGAAGAACTTCCCAACTTACTGATGATGGCTTAATGACATGAATATATTTAATAAATTTCGACAATATCAGGAAAAACCTAAAAATAGGCAACCAAGGACAAGTCGCACAATAGAGTTCGTAAGAGGAATGCTTTTTTACGCAACACCCTTAGGTTGCTTATGGTGGTTTGCTGAATTAAAATATGCGGGTGCTGCTTTTTTCTTTTGTTTGGCAATACTTATATATGGTATGTTTACACTTCCATTTATCAATATTTATGGTTCATTTGTAAAAGATGATGAGGAGCAAGTAGTGAAAGATGAGGTGGGGCCAATAAAATCATGTGTCGGTCTTTTTGCTGCGGTATTAGGCCCAGTACTTGGAATATGGTTGTTTATATCAAGTATGCCTTATTGGGACTTAAAAGAACGTAGAGAAGTAGAGGAAAACCAAAAAGTTTATATAACTCCACATGAGAATTGCTATCATTCAACAAAAGATTGTTATACAATCAGAGGTCATAAAATAAAAGAGATACCACTTTATAAGGCAAAGAAGAAAGGTCGAAGACCATGTGATATTTGCTATTAAGTAAAAACGTCTTTTCATAAAGACTCCATCGCCCATAGTTTTGCGGAAACAAACAAGCAAAACTATGGGCGATTTCAATTACTTATACATAACAGGCGTGAACGACCTGCCCGGCTATCGTGTCGCAGCAGCGTTCACCACTAAAAGCAGCGAAGTTTTCAAGGAAACGGAGGAGATTTCACCGCGCCATGTGAGCGACAAGGTGAGTTATATGCCTTGGGGAGCGGACGACCAGATGCCATATGACATTATCAATCTGATTGAAAGTGATGAGACACTGAGCACTTGCCAGATGTTCAATGCAGAGGTGTGCTATGGGAGCGGTTTGGTGTACCAAACTTATGAAATGTGCAAACAGAAAGTGGTGAACGAGGTCGAGGAGTTCTTTTTGGATAACGACATGGCGAGCTATTTCTTGGGCGTTTGCCAGGACTTTAAGCACTTCGGTTTTGCTGTGAGCGTGATTATTCTCAATGAACAAGGCAACAATGTGGTGAGGGTGCTGCGCAAGGAGGCTTGCTATGTTCGCTTTGCCCCTGCCAACAAGGAGGGCGTGATACCACAGGTGTTGTACGCGAATTGGCGCAACTCGGTGCGGGCGGAACAGGTGGAGGTCATTCCACTGCTCAACCCGCAAAGTCCTTGGACGGACTTGCAGGCACAGGTGAAGAAGGGCAAACGCAAGTTTGCCGTGGTCAGCCGTGTGCCGACGCCTGACAGCACGTATTATCCCATTCCTTATTACGCCTCGCTCTTCAAGGGCAAGTGGTACAACATTAAGCAACTCATCGGGGTGGCGAAGGAGGCAAAACTGAAAAACTCTGCGCCTATCAAATATCACATAGAGATTGCCAAATCGTTTTGGAGCAATATCTTCAAGGCGGAGGGCATTACCGACCGCGTGAAGCAACAGGAGCGCGTGAACGAGGAAAAGGACAACATCATCAACTTTCTCACAGGTATGGAGAACTCGGGCAAGGTGCTTTTCTCGGAGTTTTATGTGTCTCCCAATGGGGAGGAACAACATGATGTGGTGATTAACAAAATTGAGACGGACAAGGAGGGTGGCAATTGCTTCGCGAATGTCGGCTGCGCTCGGCAAAGTTCAACGGAAGCATGGGCGACAAGCGCCCCATGCCAATACTTTGAGCAAACGCTTTACCCGTGGTTGGATTTGCCTCGGAAACTCGGCAGCACCGACCACTCTTGGCAGCGTTACCAGGAGCTGCATTCTAAACTCATCGCCATCGAGGAACGATTGGCGCATGATTTCTTCTCCTGTGAACTCTTGGCGACTCTGCGCCAAGCAGAGTTGTTGGGCAAATGGGGCGAGACCCCATCTGCACCGCATCTTCGCCATTGAACTGTATATGTTATAGGAAGAAGAGGGAGAAGTCCCCATATCATCTTGCATTGAGATCGTGAACGCCCTCCGCAATGCTCCCGATGGATTTTTTGAGGAGTGGAAGCAGTCAGAAACCGCTGCGCTCTTTGAAAATCATGGGTACAAGAATGATAAAAGGAAAGGTGGGTATTGGTTTTGAAAAAAAATTATTAGATTTGCAATAGTAAACAAACCTAACAAACAACAATTATGAAAAATATTAAAAAAATCGCTGCAATTCTTTCAATGTTCCTTTTCTGTATTATGTCTTTATCAGCGCAAACGGAACGCATGAAATTTATGGGAATTCCAATCGCAGGATCTCCTATTCAAATGGGAGAAAAATTGAAAGCGAAAGGATTTGTCTTTAAGGAGAAAATCAGTGATCACATCAGAGAGTATAGTGGAACATTCGCAGGTTCTAATGTTGTGGTAGATGTAGTATCTACTAGTAATGTAGTATGGAAAATTCTTGTAGAATACCCAGAAGCATCTTCATTTTCTCGTTTAGAATCGGATTATGAAGATATGGTTGGTCAATTCAAAAAGAAATATGGTGAGCCAACGGAACACTTTGAATTTTTTTCCAAACCATATTACAAAGGAGATGGGTATGAAATGCAAGCCTTAAGACTTGATAAGTGTAATTATGCTTCTTATTGGGAAAAAGAGAATGGCACTATTTGCGTAGAAATGTCTAAAGGAGGGCACCTTTGGATTGGTTATGAAGATAAAGTTGGTGTAAGGGAAAAGAACCAAAAGGAAAACCAACAGATTCAGGATGATATCTAAAAATAGTTGTCTTTTATCCCCATTCAATGCTTCCATACTTTCGCGGTATGGAAGCATTTTCTATTTCTCAGCCCAAGTCATGGTCGGAACTATCAGACCAACAATTGTTCTTCTTCTTCCGACGAGTCGCACGCGATTTGCCGATGAATGAGGTATTAGCCCTTTGCGTTTGCAAATGGGCTGAAATTGTTGTGCTTTGTCATGCAGACAAACACTCCTGTTTGGTCAAGGACTGGAAGAGCAAACGCCAAGTGGTGCTTGCCGATTGGCAAATCACTTTTGCTGCGCGACAACTCGCATTCTTGGAGAGCTTTGCTCCCAAGCCTGTGCGCATTTCTGTTATTTGCGGTGCATCGGCAGTAAATGCCGATTTGCAAGCCGTCCCCTTTGAGGATTATCTCGCTTGCGAGAACTATTACCAAGGCTTCCTGCACACGCAAAGCATGGAATGCCTCGCGGAGATGACGCATTTGCTTTATCCGAAACTTTCGGACAAAGCTTGTTTGGAGAAAGCGGAACTGCTTTCTGTATTCTATTGGTTCGCTTCCGTCAAAGCGAACTTCATCCGTATGTTCCCACACCTGACTTCATCACTTTTTTGTGCCATCACATAGCGCATATTGAAAATCAATGAGTTGTGTCATTTGATTGGGTGACGCATTGACGAAGTCTGCAAAAAACGCTACCACCAAACGCAAGCACTAATGGCGACGCGTCTCGCGTCGGGCATCAAGGCAAAGATTCACAGACAGGCATGTATTTAGTGCAGAGCCTTTGTGTTTAGTGTATGAGCCTTTGCCTTAATGCCCGCGGGACGCGTCGCCCCCATTAGTGCTTGCATTTGGTGGTAGCGTTTAATGCTTACGGGACCTTTACAATACTACAAAAGCTTTACTTGCCGAGTATCTTACATCTTACACTAACACGCTGAAACTCATTGATTGTCAATATTTTACTTAGTGTAAGATGTTACCAATACCACCTACACGCGACCTACACAACCCTCATGCTGCCACACGACACAAGCACGGGAGAACAGTATCACGGCATAGGGGAACAGAAAAGTCTGTTACTCCGACAGATTGTTCTACGTCCCTATGCCGTATTATCTACTGCATACGTCCATGTTGACTGCGCGGCAGCGGGGTAAGATGTGTAAGATGTGTGCAGGAGTGTGTAAGATACTTTGAAATCATCTTACACTCTTGAAACATCTGAATATCAACTTGTTATGTGCAAAAAGTGTAAGATGGCAGAAAAAGTGCACACACTCTTTTACAAGTAGGCAGACGGGGAGGGAGCAAATATTTGTGTACAAATTGTACACTTTTTTTGATGGGAGCAATGTCTTGGTGTTACCTTTGCAGCACTTTACTTTTATATCAAATCAAATTGTATTGACTACCATGAAACGAATGCTTAACAGAATGCTGCGCTATGCCGATGCCATTGTGAAACGTGGCGTTGACAAACTGATAGACGCTATCGGACAGAGTCCGGAACCACAAAGTAAAAACACTGAAACACCCCAACCGCAAAAAAGCATGGACAACGACACTGACTGTGCACCGCAAACAACTGGCAACACCACGAACCGCGGTCTGACAGAACAAGCCTTCAGCCTTATGGACGAACTATGCGACTTTCGCTATAATGTGCTTGATCGCACGCCCGAAGTGCAACGGCGCGACCAGACGGACAAGGGAGGAGTTCACTGCCGTGGTCCTGGGGCGTGAATTGGTGCAGCTGCAAAGTGCCGCGCCGACGCAGCAGCAAGGCTACATTGTACTGCGTGAGGCGCAGAAACTGATGATGTCAGAAGAATGTGGTGCTCGTTAGCGGTGGCGCGGGTGGTGGTCGGTCGAGACCCCAAGGTGTGAAATTTTCCCTTGAAAGGTGCGGATTTTGGAGGCAATCAGAGACCTCGAAATGCTTCGGGGGTGTGGTGTGGGTATTTGGTTGGGGTGCGTTGGGTCGTTGGATTGTCCGAGACTCCCGAACCTCATGAGCATAAAGAAACTTGGGGTGTCGTTTTGTTACTTTTTGAGACCTTAAAAGGTGATTTTGAAGGATCGGAAACTGCAAAGTGTCAGTTTGGGGGCTTGGGTAGACATTGCGAAACTTGGAGGGTTGTTTTAGGTAGCCCGAAACTTTGGATTTTGGCGTATTGCGAAACTTCGGGGTGCTTTGTTGGATAGGTGGAAACTTGGCATCTATGCACATGGGAAACTTGGAGTGTGCAATCGTGGTTTTGGCGAAACTTCGGGGGCATTTTCGTTGTGTGGGTGTGGTGTGTGCGTTGGTTGCTATTTCTGTATGTTCTTCGCTTTCTCTCTTTTCGGCATTCGTGCATTTTGGGGACTTTTATCGGGGCGAAGGAACTCAAACAAGGGTGTTGCTTAAGATTTGTTTACATATTCCGCTTTGGTGTGGGGGTGTTCGTGGTTTGACGATGTAGGGCGGTCGGGGGGGCTTCCGACGGAGGGGTTAAGGGGAAACCCCTTAACTATCCCCTAAAGACTTCTGTATCAAGGTTTTTGTTTTGCTACTACTTAACAAAACGCGGATTTCTTCAAAAATCGCGCCCACTTTTAAACTCTCTCAATCGGCACGCAGCTATTGTTTTGATTACCAGAAGTTGGTAGACCAGTTCGGCATCAATCTGATTACGGGTGACGCGGACGATGAAGAGGAATAATCTGTGGCATAAAAAATATCATTATTTTTTTGGGGGGGGTAGAAATATATCTATATATTTGCAAATGCATGTTTAACTACTAATTTTTATGATATGAAAAAGACTCTATTCATGCTTCTTGCTTGTTTGTTTTGCGTCTTTGCGCAAGCACAGACCAAAGTAGAGGTCACACTTACAGATGGCAAGGTCGTGAAAGGTACTACCAGAACCTTGTTCTCTGTTGATGATGCAAACTCTATTAAGGTGAAAGACGCCAAGGGGGAAAAGAAAACCTACAAATCCACAGAGGTAAAAAATCTTCGTGTTTACGATGACAAAAGCCAGAAATGGTACACCTTTGAGGCTTTGAAAGCGCAAAAAACGTTACCCAATGTGTGGAACAAGAATCCGAAACCTTATAGCGACCCTGTGTTTTTGCAGGTAGTTTATGAAGGTAAGAACGTCACGGGATATGTTCACAACATTTCCACGCAGACCAACACTAAGACCCTTCAACTGACAGGTACGGGAGGCATGCTCTACTTCAAGTTGAAGAACGAAGATGTAGCTCGCGCTTTTTGGATGAGTGCGGCGGTTGGTTGGAGAGCAGAACTCAAATTGGTCTTCAAGGATTTCCCTGTAATGAAACCCGTTATCAAGGAACTGGACTCAAAGTCTTTCTATGCAGACCCATTTGCGCTGATCAAAACATTTGATGGACTTTTGGACAAAAAATAAGATTGTTTGAAAGAATAAAGAGCATGGTACGCTCATCTGAAATAGATGATTGTACCATGCTTTTTTTGTTCACTTCTGCTCGGACGAGGGCGAGGAATAATCAGCGGAACTTTTCGCTTATTACAAAAGGCACGGAGTTTTCACCCCGCTTCCGTGTTTTTTTGTGGTACGCTCGGCATGAGCATTAGTTGGCAAGTGGTTGGGGCATTTTGCTCGCAGCAGCTGTGGCTTTGGGATATGGCATTTACAAGACCCTTTCAAAGATGAACGAGATGAGTGCATCAGAGAAAGCGCTTGCTGAAGTCAGACAGAAAGGTCAGGAGGGTATTGTGGAGGAGAAAAACAAGATCGAAGCCTTGATTAAGGTGGCAAAGGATGAGAAGCTGTCGCTTGACGATCGTCAAAAGGCGGTCAATGCGCTGAACAAAATTATCCCGAACTACAATGCGCAGTTGGACGCGACCACGGGTAAATACATGGAGAACAAGAAAGCCTTGGACGACTATCTGAACTCTCTTGCCAAGAAATATGAGTTGGAAGGTGCCAAGGATTTGCTCAAAGAGATTGGCAAGGAGAAGGCGAAACTTGCAATGGAATTGAAAGAGGCTGATGATGCGATTGAGAGGGACAAGCAAATCAATGCTTCATCAAATTTTGTGGGTGGACGTGAAGGGCGTGCCATGGACACGGGAGCGGCTACTTATACTGCACATCTGAAAAACAACAACAGGCAAGTGAGGCACAAGGATGTGCGCAAGGTGGTTTTACTCCGCAAGGCAGAGTAAATGAAGAAGTAGGCGTAGTTCATGTCGGGGAATGGGTGGCATCGCAGAAATTGCTCGCATCACCTGTGGCAAGACCTTTGATTAACGCTTTGGACTATGCACAAAGAACGAACACCATCGGATCCTTGCGAGCCGATGATGTTTCACGAACAATTATAGGAACAGGTGCGGTGGCTTCGCCTTCACCGCAACCTGTAATTATTCAAGCGCCCACGGACAATGTCGCTTCGGCAGCTTTGGCACAGAGTGCAGCTGTGCTCAGCCGTTATGAGAGAACCATGTCGCAGTTGAGCAAACGATTGAATGAACCTTTTGTCACCGTGAACACAGTGACAGGGGACACGGGTATCAAACAGGCGCAAGAGGAATACGATACGTTGATTAGAAATAAATCTCCGAAAAGCAGAAGAAAATGAATGCTCAATAACTTTTGCAATCCATCATCATATACATTGCAACAAAAAAGAATAACAGCAGCAAGCACCATGTGATAAGCAAACTGCATAAAATAGCAGCAAAAACTCTTCTTGTGGATTTTTCCTTTACATATACGTATGAAATAAACAATGCAATACTTCCAATAAACAGAAATATAAGCGATAATGGAAGAGACCAAAAGAACCCCAAGGCAAGAATTGCCAAAAAGAGTATTAAACTTACAAGTATTATAATTATGGCACGTTTCATTTCGCAAAGATAATAAAAATGGAAATAATCATCAACAACCAACAAGCCGTATTGAAGGAAGGCACATCGTTTGACTTCATTGCCGAGAATAGATTGTTTACGGGAAGTGACAGCTATACGCTGACGATCACTTTCCCTTTGC